AAATTCAAGGGGAACCTTGAACTCAAAGCGGCCCTTGAAAGAGGTGTTGGTAGTCTCGACGTCCCAGCCAAACAGAATCTCAGGGTGGCGGCCGGCTTGCGGGCGGGGTTTAAGCTGAGAGTTGATGACCTCAGAGAGGGTGATGGTGGCAGTGGGGACGGGGGAAAGCGCCGAGATCGAGAAGTTGACGGCAGACGAATCCTCAGAAATCTGATCAAGAGTCTTGGGCCAGGAGGAAACGTCTGTGGGGACAATGGTGGCGGTGGCACTGATCACGACGTCAGCGGAGGCAGGGCCGATGAAGCTGCCGATGATTGGACCGCAAACACGAGCAGAGCCGCGAGAAGAGGTGTAGGTGTGGACCTCAGGACGAGAATCCAAAGCGAAATGGCTGACACCTGACTTCTTGTTGACGACGACAACAATCTTGACGGTATGACGGTTGAGGTGGAGGGCGGCAGTGGTGCCGACAACCGCTGCAATGTCAGAGGACATGCTCAACAAAGGCAGGAAAGCAAGGGGAAGTCGGACAAATAAGCAAAACGGAAAGTCAAATTGGAATAATAGTGGAACTCAAAGAAAGTTCCAAGAGAATGGTTACTCCAAGGGTTGTCACTCGGAATCAGATGAGGGTGATGAGAAAGCAAATACCCAGCCTGATTACAATTGGAGAAATGACAAACGGTGGAGACCTCAAAGGATTGGGTCGTAAGATACAAATCCTGCTTGTGTTGCAGGTCCCCTAGGATGGCAGCAAATTGGAGTGAAGCAAGTGGTAGACTCAATGGCAGTTGCATGAGGAATTTTGAGGCGCCTTTGACCAGGGAATTACCCTGGGACTGACTGTACCTTTCAGCCCACACTGTGGCTTGTGGGGACCGCCGCCTTGCAGTCGATACACAGCCTGGGTTCTCAAGCCAGACACGGCACATTGGATCGGCATCCAAGAGGTGGACGCGGTGCATTTGGGGAGATGAGAGCACTCAGCTCGGTATTGCCGTGAGGACTGTTCAGGCCCATTTTACACGGATTCACCGATCAGGACGGTCAGACATGCGTTAATCAGGGCCTAGCTGTAGCATGCCACCATATGCAGACATTACATCTGGACCATTTTAGGCTGGGGTGACCAGTTAAAGTGGACTGGGGGTCCGGACACGTTTGTTCTTCTTTGGGCCGAGGGGGCCCCCCCTAGATCACGTTAAGCGCGGGGGTGATAAGTGAGGAAAAAGAAAAGAAGAAGAAAGTCAGATAAAGAGAAGAAAGCGGACTGGGGAGAGAAGGTTGTGAAGCCAACGGGGCGCGGCACGGGACAGAAGCTGGTCGTCGGCGGGAGGGTCGGGCAGATCAAGTGTGGGGTCAAGGTCAAAGTAGTGGATGGCCTGACGCAAACAGGAACGGGCGGAGGCGAGGCGAGTGTCAGAGGCACCTAACTTGTCCGCAGATTCACAAATGGCGTCACGGATGCTGCGCCAATAATCAGTATCGTTCCGGCCCTGCTGCAGCCCAAAGCGGGCACGCCAATGGACCACCTTGCTGTCATAGGACACGTCAGGGCCGCCGAAAATCAAACCGCAAAAGGTCATGTGGCGACCTTCCTCACGCTTAGGGGTCATCAACCACTGGGACGGGACAAAACCCGTGGTGCGACGCCAAGCCCCAAGGGTGACAGAATCGTCACCGGAAACGCAAACAGGAGTGCGGGCAGGACAATCAAGCGAAGCACCAGTAAGGGCGCAATTGCGGGCTGTATTGAGAATCCATGTCCAACGATCACCCGACTCCTGACGAGGCATATGCGTGCCAAGATGAGAAAAGGTGGTGTAACGATCCTCACGCAGGCGTTGAATATACTCCTCTGGGAAACCACTGAGGCGCATAAGCCACATGTCAAACTCGATAAAGACGTGGTCAACGCCAGAGTCCCAAGA